CCAGTCGGTTGATGACCTTGATTGCGAGATCGTCATTGAGGAGCAGCAGCAGCTTCTGGTACTCGGTCGCAATTGCAGACATTTGAGCGCGCTTCTCGGAGCTGGACTCTTCCAAGTATGCGAACGGATCCTGTCCGGAGAGAGCGACCTGGGCTGCGGCTTTGATCTCATCGGGTACCTCTACAGCACTTCCCCCAAGAACTCCTCGTCGATCTTGACGCCGGTGTTCCCCATCCAGCGATTGAGCATGATCCCGTACTGGCCGATGGCGAACTCGTTGAAGCCGAAGACCCAGTACAGCGCCGTACGCGAGTCATCTTGATTTGGTTCCGGTTCCCAGCCGAGGTAGTAGCCGAGATGGTTCCATGTCAAGACATGCGAATCTCCGTTCCGGTCGTCTTCGACTGGCTTGGGATCCTTCTCGCCTTGAAGATAGAAGCCGGTGGTAGAACGGATGATTGTGTCGAGCAGGATTCGCATATTGCGCTCACCGCGATCCCTGGTCTCCACAATCACCCCTCTGCCGATCTTCTCGACCTCTACCCGTTCGATGAGCCTGTGCTTCGCTACCAGGCCATAATCCTCGTAACCGATGATCGGCAAGAAGACTTCTTTGGTCTCGGCAATCTCGGTACGACGCGCTCGCAGTTGCTCTGCGAGTGACTTCGGCTGATCCTCATCCGGGTTGAGAACCTCGGTAACGAGTACCGGCTGATCTTCGAACTCTGACATTGCTCCCTCCTACTTGTTCCTAGCCGAACGTCGTCGGCTTGGCGTCTACCGTGATGGTCAGTTCGATCATGCCCGGATCGCTCGCGCTCTCCGAGTTGTGCTCCGGCAGGTTCACCGTCTTCAGCGTGCCCGTCCAGACGATGGCCCGCGAACTCTGGTTCTTGAAGCGATCCATCGGGAAGACGGTGACAATCACCCGCGAGACTCCGACGGCATCGATCAGAGTTTGAACCCCAGGCGGGCCTGCGGTACCCATGTGGTCGCGACCGATGCGGTAGTTTCGTGCGATGGTCATCTGGTTTGGAGTGGGGCGGCCTCCGAGCGAGTACGGCGGCAGCATACCGCCCGGATAGTACAGCCGCTCGTCTGAGTCGATCTCGCCGCCACTGCGAGTGTCCCAGATACCGAACTCTAGGAACTGCCCTGGATCATGAGGGTTCTCCACCTGGAGTCCCACCATCCAGGTGTCTTGGCGCGTCCCCAGAATGTTTGTCTGAACTGCGCTCATCTAGATCACGCCTCCGTAATGGGCTTCTTGTAGATTTCGATTTGCACCATCTCGGCGAACTCGCTCATGCGAACATAACAGACCGCATGCAGTTCGTGGTTCGAGATGGTCGTCGGAGTGTTGACCTTCGAGCCAACATCCACGAGGTAAGCGTCGGCCGGGGAAGCTCCGAAGAGATCACCGTTGTTGTAGTATCCGGCAAGGATCCCGGCGAGCGCGCCACCAAACAGGCCGATGGTCTTTCCCTGCCCGTCGATCTTGTCGAAGACGAATCCCTCCGCGATGGACTGCAAGTTCGCTGCGATCCCCATGTAGAGCCGAGCGCAGCCGAAGTTGACCCAATCCGGCTCCGCCAGCGGATCCACGAGCGACCGCCAGCCATAGACGCGGATCGTCCCGTACAGAGTACGGATGACATCGACGCAGCCTGAGTTGAGTTGGCCGCGGATGGTGTCGGATACGGCTGCCTGGGTAAGAGCGGTTGCGGTGATCGACACACCGTTGTCTCCCGCTGCCGGTGAATCTTGCCCCATCCCGCCAGCGTCGTTCCGGCCGCAAAGACCGGCAACCAGCGGCGACGGCGGAACTGTGCGCGCAGTTCCTGTAACGATGCCCGGCACGACCAGCCAGGGCCAGAACATCGCGGCGAACTTCTGCTTGCCGGTGCGAGCGCCGACAGCACTTGTCAGAAGCGTCGAGACCGTCGCCGTATCGGGCGCATCCAAGATCGCGACCCGCCGGTTGTTGCCGGCATGATCGACCAACTGCTGGTGCCCGATGTCGGAAGTACGGCCCGGTGCCGAGACCTGACCCGGCCCGAGATCCGGGGCCATGTTGCTGAGGGCCGTCGCCCAGTTCGCATCGACGATGTTACCGCGGTCGTCGTTCCCGCCCGTGAGTGCGGCAGCCGCGACGTTCGCCGGGTTGAGCGACGAAGCTCCAGCCGCGAGACGAATGTAGTTCGAACCGAAAGACCAGGCGATAGCAGCAGCCTGATTGATACAGTCGGGGCTGGCCTCGACCTCGGTGTTGGTCGAATCCTGGACGAAGATCACGAACGTACCGGCGCCACCACCGGTTCGCACGCCAACCTTGATGTTGTTGCCAGCCGCACCCGGCCCGGTCGCGCTCGCGATCAGAGAAATGCCGGCGCTACCGTCGAGTAGGTTCTTGGTCGCCGTTACCGGCGCAGGGCCGACGACGCGAGAGACCCAGGCGCTACCGCCACCTTCGCGGAAGTAGATGTCGAGACAGTCATACAGGATGCCGTAGCTGACACGCTGTCCGAAGATCCTCGTGTAGTCGGACATGCTCTGAATGTACTGCGGAGTGGTCGGCCCCGATTCTGTGATGCCGGCCACGAACCAGACGCCGGTGTCGGTCGGCGCGCTACGCGATGGCGGCGTCGAGCGCAGCGTGACGTTGACACCCGGACGAACCAGCGTACTCATGCCGGAACCTCCTCAGTTGATGTTTCCGCTGACAGCACTTCTTCTGACGGCGAGATCTGCTGACCAGCCGAGACATCAGATGCATCGATCAGCTTGCCGTCTTCGAACAGCGTCGCGTTGATCCCCTTGGACAAGTCGTCGGCGGTCATGTCCACGTAGTCTCCTGGCCCGAGCGGTTGACCGCTCTCCAGGATCGTCGCGTGGTAGCCGATGTAGCGGTACCTCGTCGGGCCACCCGGCGGTTTCTTCGGAGTGCTTGGGCTCACTGCTCCTCCATTCTTTCGACATCAACAAACACTTGCTCAACCTCGGGCCATTGCGAACCGGGTTGCAGGATCGGATCCGGAGGAGTCGGGTAAGCAGGCCCACCGTATTCCGTCCACATATTCAGAACTTGTACACGAGCGATGATGAAAGCCGAGCGCATGGTACGCGACTGCTCTATGTCCGGGACGTCATCGTAGCTCTCGTCTGTGACGATGCAACCGTTGAACTCCCAAGAGTTGTCCAGGTAACTCTTCTGAGAGAGAATCAGCCGGCCAGCAGCCCCGTATACCTTCGCCAAACGTTCTGAGTTCTCCGACGTATTTGCAGCGGCAATGATGCCGACGCCGAGACCCCACCAGCCGCTGAAGATCCCGTCACCACTCCTAGTTGGAGGTTCGACCATTCCCGGACAGACAGCAACGCAAATCGGTATTTGATCGTCAGGGAAGGAATCGAAGCGCCATCTTTCGGCGAACGTCCGCGGTGGCGGGATCTCCCCCAGCGGGTACCCACGTTGGAACTCGATCTCTCTGATGTATGTCGGATACCAGGCGCGAAGCGTCACGAGCGCGGCTCGCGTCAGCACGCTGCCGTCGAAGATCGGGCCAAAGATGTCATCCACTGTAGAACGCCTCCATGATCTTCTGCTCGCAGATATGCACCCATCGCAGACGGTCGCCCGTCATGATCTTGGTGAACTGGCGCTTAGGCATACGACCCTTGCCTTCGTCATGAACGTCAGCATATGGCAACTTCGATCCAAGACTCAAGCTGTTCCTCGTAATCTTCAGTATTTGATCCTGATCCCCGCGCTGCGTCATTGAATCATGAAGCGCGCCTGTGTCAACCAGGATCCCGCGTTGCAACGTACCCTTCTTTGTCTTCTGTCTTATCCGTTCATCGCTGAGCTTCTGCCAGCTTCCGCCACCGCGCCTACCCTGGCTAGAGAAGTTGGATCCGATCACCCACATGAGATCATCGGCTACTTCTTCGAGCGCCGGTCGCATGTCCCCGACCATGAGCTGGCTCCGGAACAACTTGCGCTGAACGCGCTGCGTTCCGAAGATGCGAACGTCGAGAACTTTGACGGTTGGCGGCATTTAGAAAGGTCTCACATACAACCTGTCTGACGGGGGATATGCATACTGTGGCCAGTTCGTACTGAGTGCGTCGGTCGGGCTGAGACCTGCTTCCTCAGCGGCGACAGCATTAACGAGGGTGGCACTCTTCTCATCATAGAGCGCCTTGTACTCCGGGTAGGGCGAGCGGTTCTGAGCGATCTCGTTGGAGTAGTAGGTCAACTCTATGTACATCGCCGTCTTCAGCGAGGCGACGTTCTGCGCCTCCTGGATCAGATCTTCGGGGATGTCGGTACCAATCCTGGGCCGTAGATCGTCCACCGCTTTCTGAATCAAGATCCGAACCTCATCATCGGTAGGGCGAGTGTCGTCAGTGAAAGTGCCGAGCGCGATCCCGTTGTGGTCACGAGTTCGCTGCAATGTGACCGCGCCTACATCCATCAACGACGGGATCCATTCGATGGGGACACCGTGGAACGCAGGAGCGGTACGAACGACGTTGTTATCTGGATCTGAGAACGAGACTCGGTACCATCCTTGATCCATTGTCGCGTTGTCCGTGGTGAACTCGCGCGCAATCGGCTCCGACGGATCCGGGTCGATTGGATCCATAGCCTGAGTGTCGATGAGAGTCCAGGGGCCATCCTCTGACGTGCTCTCTTCGATCAGGATTGACGTCCACGCGACGTTATCGAAGCGCGGTACGGGCGTATAGTCTACGAACGACACAACGGCCATTACAAGATCCTCCCCCTCACTGGCGTGACGTATGTACCACGAGGCTTGGCTGGCTCTCTAGCCACGCCGACCGCCGGTGTCCCGAACGTCCCCATCGCCATCTCTAGGATAACGCCCGCCGGGATGTCCGTAAAGGTCAGCGCCG